AAAATGCCACAGACGCCTCATATCCCTACTCATCTGAAAGTCCACAACGGAGAGAAAAACAAGGACACAATTGGCAAGCATCAGCCTCAACCCAAGGCAATAAAGCCCAGACTGACTGCTCATCTGGATGAAGGACCAAAAAGAGTCTGGAGGAGACTTGCTCCAAAGCTGGAAAGGCTCAAGTTGCTCACAGAGGTTGATGGAGACAACTTTGCATCTCTCTGCAGCATTGTCTCCAAAATTGAATACATAGAGAAAACCCTGAAAACAAAGAAATTTAAGTCAAAATATCCTCAGGGAACATATGAAACAATCACAGGAGGGATCAAGATCCATCCTCTCTTTGTGGAGATGAGAAACTTGAGGCATCAACTCAGACAATTCTCTCAGGAGTTTGGATTGACTCCCAAAGGGAGGACAGGCCTTGTGATCAACCTTGGCAAAAAGGAGGATGAGCTTGACGGCATCCTTGACTAAAACTCCTAAGTTGCCTCCTGGAGACAGGGCTGTTGGGTTCATAGAGTCCCTATCCCATACAAAGGGCATCTATGCAGGGCAACAATTCCTGCTTGAGGACTGGCAGGAGGAGATGATCAGGGAGATCTTTGGAAAGGTCAACTCTGCAGGGCATCGAATAATCAGAACAGCATATGTTGAGATCCCTAGAAAGAATGGAAAATCAGAGATTGGAGCAGCAATCGCCCTCAAGTTGCTGTTTGCTGATGATGAAATTGGAGCAGAGATATACTCTTGTGCAGGAGACAGGCAACAGGCAAACCAAGTCTTTAATGTTGCTGCAATGATGGTAAGACAGCATCCTCAACTCAGAAAGCTCTGCAAGATAATTGACTCTCAAAAGAGGATCATCATCCCTGACAGAGGCTCATTTTACTGCAGCATCTCTGCTGAAAGCAAAACAAAGCATGGATTTAATGCCTCAGGCATCATCTTTGATGAGTTGCATGTCCAACCCAATCGGGATCTCTGGGATGTCATGGAGACATCCAAAGGCTCAGAAGCAAGAAAACAACCTTTGACTTTTGCAATCACAACAGCAGGCTTTGATAAGCACTCAATCTGCTATGAACAACATGAGTATGGGGAGAGAGTTAATGCAGGCATCATTGATGATCCAACATTTTACTCAAAGATCTTTGCTGCTCCTCCTGAGGCAGACTGGACAGATGAGGAAGTCTGGAGGGCCTGCAACCCTGCTCTGGGTTCTTTCAGATCCCTGGAGGAGATGAGATCCTTTTCAAAGAAAGCTCAAGCAATCCCTGCCCTGGAAAATACTTTCAGGAGGCTTTATCTCAACCAGTGGACTGCTCAGGAAACAAGATGGTTGAGCATGCCTGTCTGGGATGCCTCAGAGGGAGATCCTGTTGATCCTGATGCTCTCCTTGGGAGGTCATGCTATGCAGGGCTTGACCTTGCCTCCACAACTGACATTGCTGCTCTTGTCCTGGTTTTCCCTCCTGAGGAGAAGGATGGGGAGTTTGTGGTCCTGCCTTTTTTCTGGATACCTGAGGAGGCAATGCAGGAGAGATCCAGGAGGGACAGAGTTCCCTATGATGTCTGGACAAGATCAGGCCTGATCCAGGCCACTCCAGGCAATGTTATTGATTACAAGTTCATACTCCATACCATCAATCAGATTGCTCTCAAGTATGATCTCCAGGAGATTGCTTTTGACAGATGGGGAGCATCAAAGATCATCCAGGAAATTGAGGAGGATGGAGGCACTGCTGTAGCTTTTGGGCAGGGTTTTGCATCAATGTCTCCTCCTACAAAAGAACTCCTCACATTAACACTGCAGAAAAGGATCAGGCATGGAGGCAACCCTGTTCTGAGGTGGATGGCTGATAACTTGGTTGTCAAGGAAGATCCTGCAGGAAATGTCAAGCCTGACAAATCAAAAAGCACTGAGAAAATTGATGGGATGGTTGCCCTCATCATGGGCCTGGACAGGGCAATAAAGAGGGCCTCCTTTGTCTCAGTCTATGAATCCAGAGGAGTTTTTACAGCATGAATATACTCCAGACATTAAAAGCATTTTTTACGAGAGGCAAAACTTATGCTCCCTCTGATGATTATTGGTACAGGCCTTTTGCTATGCCTACTCATGCAGGAGTCAGCATTGATGAGTCTGTTGCTCTTAATCTTTCTGCTGTTTATTGCGCTATTTTGATCATATCTCAGACTCTGGGATCTCTCCCTCTGGTACTGTTTCAGAAGCAAGGGAAAAAGAGGAGGAGAGCAATAGAGCATCCCTCATTCCATGTCCTCCACTCAGTAGCCAATCCAGAGATGTCCTCCATGACATACAGGGAGACAAGTCATGCCCATGCTTTATCATGGGGAAACCAGTATTCTGAGATAGTAACCAACAGCAGAGGACAACTGGATGAGCTTTGGCCTATTGCTCCAAACAGAGTCACGGTCAGGAGGAGCAACTCTGCTCTGGTTTATGAGATCATGGTTGGAGGTCAAAAGATAATTCTCCCCAAAGAGAGGATATTGCATATCCCTGGACTGGGATATGATGGGATCACAGGATACTCTGTTGTCTCCAAGGCAAGAGAGAGCCTTGCTCTGTCTCTGGCAACTGAGGAGTTTGGCTCAAGGTTCTTTGGCAACGGGACTCATCCGGGAGTTGTTGTCACTCATCCCATGAAATTGAGTCAGGAGGCCTCTGACAGGCTGCAGAAAAGCCTCCAGGAGGCCCATGCAGGCCTTGGTAAGTCCCACAGACTGCTCCTGCTTGAGGAGGGCATGACGCTTGCAGACATAGGCATCCCTCCAGAGGACTCCCAGTTTTTACAGACAAGACAATTTCAGACAGTAGAGGTTGCAAGATGGTTCAATATTCAACCTCATAAGCTCAAAGATCACTCCAGGAGTACTTTTTCCAACATTGAGCATCTCCAGATTGATCATGTTGTTGACACAATCAGACCTTGGGCTGTCAGGCTTGAGCAGGCCTATAACATGCAACTCCTGACAGCAGAGGAAAGGGCTGCAGGATATTACTATGAGCATATACTTGAGGGACTCCTCAGAGGAGATGCTGCATCCAGGGCAGGCTTTTATAATCAGATGTTCATGATTGGAGCAATGTCCATCAATGAGATCAGGGAGAGAGAGAATTTTAATCCTATTGAGGGAGGGGATGCTCATTTTGTGCCTCTCAACATGGTCAACCTGGAGCAGGCAGATGAGGCACAACAACCCAGAGAGATTGAGATCCAGGAGGATGAGCCTGATCAGGCAAGACAACTCCCTGCTCCTGAGAGGAAAACCCTGCAGAATGGGACTTTGATTGATCACAGGACTGGAGAAAAGCAATTTATTGCTCAGACAAACAGGCTCAAGAGATCCCACTCCAGGCTCATCAAGAGAGCAGCAGAGGAGGTCATCTCCAGGGAGACAATTGCAATCAACAAAGCAGCAAAGAAAATGCTCCAGGAGAGGAGTTCTGCAGAGTTCAATGACTTCCTTGAGGCTTTCTACAAGGATCACAAGGAATATGTCAGGCTCAAGTTTGATCCTGTTTTCAGGCTCTATGGAGAGGCAGTACACAGGGAGGCCTCCCTGCTCCTTGGAATGCCTGCAGAGATCACTCCTGCCCTGGAGGAGTGGATGTATGGATACTTTGAGAGATTCGCTTTTGATCACTGCAGGAAGGGACAGAAGGAACTCCAGAAGGTTTTGAGAAAAGCAGAAAAGGGAAAGGCCCTTGCTGCTGTTCAACAGAGGCTCAAGGAGTGGCATGAAAAGTCTCCAGACAAGATCATGAATGATCAAGGGACAAAGATGCTCAATGGGATGATGCGGGAGAGTTTCAGGGAGGAGGGAGTTAAAAAACTGGTCTGGAGGACACAGGGAGAAAACTGTCCTTTCTGCAACAGGCTCAATGGGAAAGTTGTCTCCATTGAGAGGGAGTTCATCAAGGGGGGATCTGTCCTCTACATAGACAAAAAATCGGGAGAAGATGCTTGGTATGATCCAGACACTGGCAAGTACTCTCAAAAACTGGGGGATGATGCAGAGGTCATCTCAATGAAATTCTATGGAACAAAAAAACATCCTCCAATCCA